CCGCCCCATTGGAGCGCCGTACTCGCAATTCACTTTTGCGAAGGGGTCGAAGGGCTTGGTCATGCTAAATCTCCTTATCGCATGGGTTATCGCGCACTAGGCACGGCATCGCAGCCCCGTGGGGGGCTGCAAAACTGTGGCTAGGGTGTAACATATACGTTGCGTCTACGCAACTATTACACAACTTCGGCTATGAATGGGTGTATCCATCGCTCTCGATGGCGAGCCACATGCCGCACCATTTCACGGTCACGGCGTTGTAGTTCACGTAGTTTATTTCCCGCACACTGCGACGGAACGTGAGGTAGCTGATGTCACGGGTTGATCCGTGCTCATGCTGACCGTCGATGTACTTGCGGAGCAGCGATTGTTGCTGCGGCTTGGTGAGTTTCATGTGTCCACCTCCACATCATCGTGGTTGAACCTCACGCTCACGGGTTCTTCCTTGTCGTGGGCGTAACAATGAACTCGGATATCACCCCGCTCGTACTCGAGCGAGACACTGCCCAAGCCCTCGACGGTGATGATGAGGCGGTCGCTGCCCGCTGCGTAACGGGCGACCGTCACGTCAACGCTCTGGCGGTTCGACACCCAATCGAGCAACGCGAACTTGTCCTCAACCAAGCTCGAGTTGTGGGCGGTGACTTGCACTGGCGTTGGGTTGATTATCCACCGTTTACTCATGCTGCGTCCTCCGCATCCATCACTTTCGTGGTGGTTGGTACTGGCTCGATGACGGCGTACGTCACGACCAGTTCCTTGGTTTTCTTCACGAGCGTGGCTTGCCTCACGCAAACATGGTCAACGTAAAAGCGAAACGACTTGTCGCCGTTCTCAAGCACACGATGGGTGGTCGTGTGCGTCAAGAACTTGTGCGAGTTGCTCGAACTCGTGCCCACAAGAACATCGACCACGCAGTCCGCTCTCGCGCCCCACGATTTACTGGCTTTGTAGATGCACGCCTGCACCCTGTTCCAGATTGGGTAGGCTTTTCCACTCATGCTAATCTCCTTTGCTGATGAGTTTTTCATGCGAAACGCATGGGGCGACAGCGCTCTCGCAAGCGCTGCCATCGATACGTTTCTTGTGGGTGGATCAGGCGGCCTCGTCGCACCGCCAATCGATGTCGTATTCGGTCACGCCGTAGCGGGCTGCGAAGTACGAGGCGATCAGTTCCATGCTTCGTCCGCATGGTAGGTTCGTGACCTCATCGAGCGTATTGCATCCGAAGATCGCTCCCTCGAGGTTCTCCCATACGTGGACATCCCACGAGAGCACGTCATCGCCCTCGTAACACCAAGTCGATCCATCAGACTTGACCTTGCCACGCGGCAAGCAAACGATCTCAACGCTCATTGGGGCACCTCGCTCTCGAGGAACTCGATGCCGAGGCAACTCGCATAAGGCAGCGGGTTGATCTCACCGCATCCTGCGAGGAGCAGGATGAAGCCGCCAGCGACCATCGCAAACGCGATGATCGTCAGGATGTACTCGCTCATCAGCATGGTGCGAACCGCACGTATGCCATCACGAAATCCTCATCGGCGAAGTCGCCGTCATGCCCTGCGGCAAACTCGGCCTCGGCACGTTTCTGGGCAACGCGCTGCTGCTCGGCTCGCATTGCGGCGCATCGGGTGAACTCCCCGATGCTGCACCAGTTGTCGTGCGGGTCGTCATGCTTGGGCGTGATCGGGTGTAGTTGCTTTGAAGCCATGTGTGTTTTCCTCCTACATGGGTGGGTTGGTGTGCTAACCGCACAAAAAAACCCGCTCGAATGAGCGGGCTTTTCACGTTGGTTAGTTGCCCCACGCCGTAGCGTGAGGCGGGTTGGTTAGTAGTTTTGGCTGCTCGCAATCGTCACCACGAACTCGTATTCGTGGTGGGCGATAACTCGCTGGTCGCCGCGATAGAGCACGTCCTGCACCGAGTAACTCCGACAGCCGCAGCAGTCGTGCTCACAGGTGCAAGACGATCCCGAAAGCTCGTCTCGTATCGCTTGCGTGACATCCCGCATCTGGTCGGGGTTGAGCCGATACGATGCGCGTTGCTCCTTGAGCGGCTTCACGGTGGCGAACACAACTTCCGTGCGGTAGTTCTCAGGCGAGTATTCCTCTTGCTCGTCCATCACGACAGCGCCACGGCGATACGTCCACTGAGCAATGGCCTCGTACTCGTCGAGATGTGCCCAACCGCTGCGATACTTGTGCGAGATGCGCTTCTCGAGCGTAGTCCAGTTTTGGTGCATGTGTGTCTCCTCTCATGCGGGTTGATGGGTTCATGCTTGAGTGCATGGGGATCGAGCGGACACGCCGCTCTCACCGATGCTCTCATGCGAGGTCGCGTAGCGCCTCGCGTATGTCGCTGCTCGCTGCTTGGCGGCGAGCCTTGCTCGCTCGGCCTTGCAGGAACTTTCCGCTGGTGCGTGAAACCACGCGCCACGGTCGGCTCTCTGCCCACCAAGCATCGCGAAAGGTGATCGCCTTCGCGCTTGTGTGCAGATCAGCGAAGTCCCACCCAAGGGACGCCTCCCTCGGGCATGTCGGTTTCGTCATGTGTGTCTCCTCTCTGGCAAGTGCATTAGCGCACGATTGAACGCTCACGAGAGCGCTCAACGATGGGCTATGCGAGCGCCCCACCTGCGTGGGACGCTCGAGTGATCAGGCGCGAGTGATGAACGCAAGCGCTTCGGCGGCGGCAGGAGTGTCAGCCGCACCCGCTTTGCAGAGGCCCGCATATGCGAGGGCCGCAGTCGCGATGTCGGGGTATCCCGCAGGCGCTTTCGCAGGCGCTTTGGCACCCGCTTTGCGAGATTTCGCTTTGGTCGGGGCTTTCGCAGGCTCGGCTGCGGCTTTGCGCGCTTTCACGAGCGCGACCCGATCCCCGTGCGAGGACGCGAACGCCTTGACCATCGCGTGATCGTTGGCTTCCATCGCCTTCGCCAGCGTGGCGAACTTCGCACGAGTGCGGGTCTTCGCGTCTGCGAGGTGCTTGGCCTTGCCCGCGGCGGTTTTGGCTTGGTTCCACGCCGCAGCAAGCTGCTTGGCGCTCAAGCGAGCGGGGGCGACGATGGCGGGTGCGGGTTGGTTTTTCTTGCTCATGGGTAGTCTCCTCATGTGAGCGCATAATGCGCTCGGGTACGCCGCACCCCGCAGAACGCAGGGCACGGGCCATCCTCCGAACAGAGGCGGCACCCCACACTGATCCTAAAGATGTAATCTTTGCCGAGCAGGGGCGGACGACCTGCGACACACGCGCGTGTAAGGTTCGGGAATGGCTACGCGAGCGCAATTTATGCAGGCGCGGGGAGCGCAGCCAGAAACGTCTGGGAGCCGTCTCACCCGCGAGTTCCCCTCACAAGGGAGCGAAAACCGTGGAAAAACAAGAGGTTAGCCATCGCATGTGTCAATAATGTGCCAAATCTGCCGAAGGGGGGGCTACCCCCGACCCCGCGAGACGGATTTTCGGCAATCCCCATTTCCACCCCCACGAGCAATCTGAGCAAAATTGAAAACGTCAGGAGCAGCGTTATGTCGAACAACCCAAAAGGCCGAATGAGCCCGCAAACAGGCGATAAACTCACCCCACTTCAAGTCGCGAACATGCGGGCGGGCCTATATAGAAAGGTGGAGAACCAGATCGAGGACGCCCACAAGGTCGTCATGGGCAAAAAGGAGTGGTCGCCCACCCAAGCCCGCGTATTCAGCGCCATGCTGGGCAAAGTGATGCCCGATCTTACCGCCCAGTTTGTTCAACACGAGCACACACTCTCCGAAAATCCCGAAAAGCTCTCACGTTCCCAACTCGAGGCTATCGCCTCGGGCGTGAACAACATCATCGACGTATCTGCCACGGAGGACGCGGAATGAACCTCACCCCCCAAGACGCCGCCCGTCACTTACTTCGCCTCAAGGCCGCAGAGGACAGCTTTCTTGGCTGGGTACGTCTGCATTTCCCCCAATGGGACTTACCAGACTTCCACCTCACCATGATTGACGCCCTTGACCGCCTTGAGAAGAACGTACTCGACAGCCATTTCAACCTCACGTCCGCCCAAAAGGACGAAACCGACTGCGTACCTGTCCGCAATATCCTAATCACCATGCCCCCGAGGCACGGCAAGTCCACCTACGGCTCGGTTATTTTCCCCTCATACTTTATGTCGCGCAAACCCAGCCGCTTTCTTATGTCCACGTCCTACAACAGCCAACTCGCCACGGACTTCGGACGCCAAGTTCGCTCGCTCGTCAACGAACCCCTCACTGCCCAAGCCTACCCCGACTTCGAGATGTCTCCTGACAGCCGCGCCGTCGATCAGTGGCGCACCACCGCTGGCGGTGCCGCCTATTTCATCGGCGTAGGTGGCACGACCTCTGGTCGCGCCGCAAACATGCTCTTATTCGATGACCCCTTTAAGTCTCGCGAGGAAGCCGAGAGCGCCACCCAGCGCAACAAGGTGTGGAACTACTACGTTTCCGCCCTTTCGACCCGCCTACAGCCCGACATTGACAACATCCCGCCCGCTCAGATCATTATTCTGACCCGCTGGCACCCAGACGATCTTGCGGGACGCCTAATGGAGACAGAAGATTGGCGCGAGGGCCGCTGGCTGCACATCAACTTCCCCTCGATCCAAGACAAGCCCATCGACGGCCTCAACGGCAAGGTGTCCCGCGCTTCTCTCCCGCCCGAAGACCCCCAATATCTCGACGGCACATCTCTTCAAAAGCTCTCCAAGGGCAAACGCTACATCCGCAAGACTATAAAGACTGCCCTCTGGCCCGAGCGCTTTTCGGTCGATGACCTCGAGCGCCGACAGCGCCTCAACCCTCGCGAGTTCGCCTCACTGTATCAACAGACCCCCTACATCGAGGGCGGTAACTTGATCCGCGCTAACTGGTGGCGCACTTACCCCGAGGATATGAAGCCCGAGAAGTTCTCCTCGCTCATCATTGCCGCCGACACCGCCTTCAAGGCCAAGCAGGACAGCGACTACAGCGTAATGATGGTGCTCGGCCTCGACACAACGGGTGACATATACATTGTTGACCTCATCCGAGACCGTTTCGAGTTCCCCGAACTCAAGCGCCGCATGATCCAACTCAACAATGTGTGGCGTGGTCGCGGTCTTCGAGGCATTTACATTGAGGACAAAGCCTCTGGGCAGTCCCTCATCCAAGAAATGCAGCGCGAGAGCGGCGTATCCATCATTCCTTACAAGGTCGTGAACGATAAGGTATCCCGCCTGACCGCGATCCTCCCACTCATCGAGGGCGGTCGCGTCCTTCTCCCCACGTCTGCGCCGTGGCTCGACGCATTTCACGAGGAATGCCAATCGTTCCCCTCGGGCAAGCACGACGACATGGTAGACGCGCTCGCAATCGGCCTAGACGTACTCGCTCGCACCCCTTCAACGGGTGAATATTACCAGCCACCCGCCTTTTCGCTGCCCAAACCGTCCGAAAGTTTGTGGGCCCAGCGCTCTGACCTCAATAATTCTTTGGGTCAGTGGCGAGGATGGGGTGAATAGGGACGACTGAGGTACAAATTAGGGGGTAAATGGCCGCATGACTGCTGCACCAATAGATTATAGAGCCGCTTACGAGCCGAACGGGGATGGGGTCATCGTTGATCTGTCCGATCTGGGCGATAAGCTGATGGCATACGAGGATATTTCTTCTGATCTGTCGATGGATCAGGAGCAAAAGCTCGTGGACTACGTGAAAGCTGCGATGCAGATGTCATATGACCGCGTATCCCGCCGATATGACCACTGGAAAGAGGCAGACCGCGCCCATGACGTGTATGTCCGCCCAGATACGACCCAGTTCCGCGAGAAGGCCGTCATTGCGGACACTCGCGCCATATCGGACACGGTGCTTACCTATCTGATGGCAGCCCTTACGGGCCGCAATCCGATGTTTCAGATGGAGGGTCTGAACAGAAAGTCTCGCAAGTCATCCGCAATTATCGAGCGCCTTCTCCACCAACAGATGCGCCGCACAGCGGGGGAGGCACGAATTGCCCAGCATTTACTTGATTGCATCCGTTACGGATACTCACCCACGAAGGTCACATGGGACGCGAAGACCCGAACAAACCAGATCACCAACTTCGACCCGCGCCGCGTATTCCATGACCCCCGTGTCCAGTGGGGAGATTGGGAAAAGATGCAGTACATCATCTTTTCTGACTTCGCTTCTTACGACAGCCTGCTACAGAGCGGCATATACCCCAAGCTCAAGCGCTACCCCTCCCTCCGCAACCGCCTCACACCTCCTGCTGGTGGGTGGGACGGACATAAGTGGCACAAGGAAGCGGGACGAGGACTGAGCATTGATCCTGCCGAGCGTCTCGAGCGTGGCAGCAGCAACTCGTACTTTGCTCTCGGCGACAGCCGCGTGTATGACGAGTGTTATATCCGCCTTGCGGGTTACGAGGTGAACCTTCCCCAGATCGAGCAGCTATGGCTCGTCGTTACCGTCCTAGACGAGAACGTCATCATCCGCTTTCAGTTAAACGCTTACGGCAGGCAGTTCCCTGTTGTAATCGGCGGCCTGTACCACGATGCCCATAAGACCTATGGGCAGTCGCTTTATGATTTGCTCCTCCCACTGCATGACGTGGCTACGTGGCTCCTCCGTTCACGTATCGATAACGTGCAGGCCGCCTTGACTAACCTGATGTTTGTTGACCCCACCCAAGTCAGCATAAATGACCTCGTAGACCGCAATCCCCACGGCATAGTTCGTACCCTCCCAGGTTCAGAGCCAGGGAAAGGCGTATTTATCTCGCAAATTCCTGATGTTACGAAGGGTCACTGGCAAGATATCGAGGCAATGAGCGGTTTGAAGCAGCGCCTATCAGCCGCCTCAGACGCCCAACAGGGGATGCCTACAGCCGAGGGCGGGGTTCGTACCGCGACCGAGATACAACGGCTCTCACAGCTAGGCTCACAGCGTCTCGGCGTACTCTCTCGCGTCATCTCCGCCACCTCCGTACGTCCTATGGCCCGTATGATGGTTGCGAACATACAAGACTTCTTTGGCAACGAAGGCGCGATCCGCATTTCCGACAGCGACAGCGCGGCGGGCCTCACTGATATGGTGCAAGACGGCTACCTCGACTTCAACTTGCAGGATATCCAAGGCGAGATTGATTATCTCGTAGTTGACGGCACTCTCCCGCTCGAGCCCACTCGCAACGCCGAGACGTGGATCAACATGCTCAAGATGCTGAACGAGACGGGCATGGCGATGGAATATAACTCGGGCAAGATTGTCGAAGAGGCCATTCGCTCGATGGGCGTCAGCGATCTCGATCAGTTTAAAATCTCCAAAGAGCAATCCGCCAAGGGGCCGACCCCATCTCAGCAAATGATGATGATGGAAAAGCTACGCGGCGCGAACGTCCAGCCGCAGGGCGACATTCAAGATGAAGTGCAGAAGGGCAATCTCGTACCAATGAAAGCGAGCAACGGATGACCAAACCACACAGCAGCGTATTGGCTTCTCGCATTGAGCCGCACCTACGAGACTACATTGACGCTCGTATAAACGAAGAAATGAAGCCCGTGCGGGACGACATAGCAGCATGTCTTGTTGCATTGTCCCATAACAACGCCGCAACCGAGATCAAGTTAGGCGAGCAGGCTGCCAAGCTGAACGACATCGAGCACGTCCTCAACTTGCCCAGCTACAAAATCGTTAAGCTCCTTGAGCTTGCCCAGAAGGATTAGCAATGGCACGTACTTTCGTCCCATCTGAACAGCTAAACTTTAGAAGTGCTGCCACTGGTACGCACCTTCTCGACAAGTACCTCGAGGACTGCGAGAAGGGCGGCTTCACGGTTCCAGTTCTTCTCGACAACCTGTTTACTTCCTCGGGCGGCCTCAACCCTAGTGCGCTTGACTTTCGAGTGACCCCCAACTCGAGCGGCGACCCTGTGTTCCAAGCGCGTTTCGGGCATTACACGGACGCAACTTCGGGCTGGTTCGACACAAACCAGAAGTTCTTTCGCCAGAAGGGCGTCTACGCCGCTAACGTAGACTTCGATTTGCTCGATATGACGCAGCTTGGGCAGAAAGTATTTGTCTGCATAGAGGCTCACACCTCAACTGCGTTACTCGACGCCACTAAATTCACCCAGTTCTTCGATGGAAACGCGATCCTCGCTGAAATCCAAGACTTTAAAACCAACTCCGAGCCGCGTTTAGACCTGCTTGAAGAAGCAGTTTTGCTCGATATCGATGTCCTTTAGGAAGGGAAGCCCATGTCTACTAACTCTTTAAAAGAACTTGTCGATGCGATCAAAGCGCAAGGCAAATCACTAGCTAACGGCGATACGCCGAATGCCTCTGGCAATGACGCCACCGCTCGAGACCTCGTGTATCTTTCGACAGCGGTTGAGAGAATATTTGGCGCAGACGCTCTGCTCGAGATGATCGACACGGCTACTGCTCCCGCCGAAGTAATCACTTTTGCTTCCACCACGACTGCTTACACCCTTACAGACGAGCAAGTATCTCGCACAATCGTTAAGTTTCTGGTTGGGTTCGCTATGTCTTCGTCGGAAGTGGTTGTCACGGCCCCGACTAAGGGCGTCGCGTTCGTCATCGACAACAGTTTGCCAGTACCCATTAAGGTCAAAACGCTGGGTCAGACATCCAACATCCCGTCGATCCCCGCCAACACAGTGGGCTGGGTCTACTGCGATGGCACTAACTACGCACACGTTGTTGACACAGCCGCAATCGCACAGGCAGTCACCACGCCTATGACAACCGCTGGCGATATGATGTATAAGGAAGGCGTGACGACAGCAGCAACCGTGCAGCACACTGTCCACGTCCGTAATTATGGGTCAGAAAGCTACTACTACATCAAGCCTCAAGCCCATGACGCCAGCGGTTTTCACAGTAGCTTCGACAAATCCCCTACGTTCCCCATGCAACCCAGCGTCACCTACATCTTCGATGTCTCGGACGCATCTAACACGGGCCACATATTCTCGTTCTCGACCACATCGGATGGCACACACAACAGCGGCACAGACTTGGCCTCATTCGACGCGACTAGCACAGTCCACGTTACCCGCAACGGCACGGAAGGTTCGTCTGGTGCGACAGTCACAGTCGCAATGCCAGCCACACCGAACGTAACAACTCTTCACTACTACTCTCGTGGCACAGACAGCGCGACTTTCGACACTGTTGGCCTCGGCGGTCAGATCAACGTGCTAACAAGCACAGCCGTCACCCGCTTACCTATCGGCAACTACGGCGACACGCTCGGCATCGACAAGTACACAGGCAACCCAGTGTGGCAAAACTGGGGCGCAAACGAAAACCGCAAGTTCGCTTCTCTCCAAGGCGACTACACTGGCATCTGGTCAGGTGGACGCTACAAGTTTGCTAACTACATCGACGAAGCCACAGGCACTCTCGGCGGCGCGACCCACTCATATGCTGCGAACACAGGCACATGGGACATGGGCAGGACGGGCTGGACTACTGGCAACCACTCGGCAGCTATTGTCTACAATCGTGGCAGGCTGGAATGTTCGACATATGGGTCTAACTCCGAAGGGCAAACTGGCAAGTACAACCACGGCGACTACGTTTGGGAAACCAACGGTTATGCGAAGAACGGGCAAGGTTTGGGCGGCTTCACGATGGCCGACAACGTAGTGTTCTCGGACGCAATTCAAGTTATCAATCTATACAGCCACACGACCATCCTTCACGCAGACGGCTCCGTTTACGTGACGGGTCACGGCGACGAGGGCCAGCAAGTTGACGGCTTCAACGTAGACCGTAACTACTTCCACAAGGTTCCGATCCCGTCAGGCGCGGGGCGTTGTCGCTACATTGCATCTAGCAGCCAATCTAGCGCCGAGACAGCATCTACCATAATGCTGCTAATGGAAGATGGCGACCTTTACGCTTGGGGCTACAACGTCAACGGCGGCATGGGTGACGGCACAGTCGCTAACAAAAACACCATCACTAAGATCGACGCCTTCGACAAAAACGTGAAGTCGATTAGTAGCAGTGGCGGCAACTACAACCACTGTGTCGTACTCACCACAGACAACCGCATATTCACTTGGGGCGGCAACAGCTATGGTCAGTGCGGTCAGGGTAACAACACCGCTATCAAGCAAACGCCAACGGAAATCTCTGTCTCTGGTCAGACGCCAGTTAAAGCGATTGCGACAGGCGCGGGGAGTAACGGTTGCACACACGTACTGATGGCGTCTGGACGTGTCTACGCATGTGGTAGAAACAACTATGGTCAGCTTGGCCTCGGCAACACCACGTCTACTATTTACACTCTCACTCAAGTCGCGGGTGGCCTCGGCACTGACACCGACAAGCACGTTATCGACGTATTCCCACGGGGGTATTATCCAGAAAACGTGTTCTTCCTGACAGAAGACGGCAGCTTGTATGCCACAGGTCAGAACAATGTCGGCGTACAAGGTCGCGGTAACGCTACCCAAACAACAACGCCTCTTATCTGTGACGACAAACTTAAATGGGTGTCGGAAATCTATCACGCCCCAGCGGGTACATCTGGTTACTACCATATGGGCTTTATGTGCCACGCCAACAAGGAAGACCGCATCGCTCGACGCAACGGCTGGTTCTACATCACGGGTGCGGCGACTTATCAATGTGGTTTCTACAACTTCCCAAGCCCAATTTCTTCGCCAATGTCACCAGCCTTCCCACTCGGCGTAAACGGCACGTTAATTCAAGCCAACGTCCAAGGTTACATGGGGTCTTCAACCAGCGCGACCCAAGGCTGGGAAGTCCTAGACGAGAACGGCGATATGTACACTTGGGGCACTGATAGCAACGGCAAAGTCAGCGGTAACGAGGGCAACCTATACGTTCCAGCCAAGCGGATTTAAGGAGAACTAACCATGTCATACGATAACGCAGCATCAAAAATCTACAGCGTCCCAGACGCAGGCTGGGGCAACCCCTCTTGGGTAGCGGGCAATGTTCGCAGCCTACTAAGCTGGGATGGCAAAATGTATTATTCTGTCCTCAACAGCTACGAGAGCGAGTTTAAAGCCTCGGTCAACGGCGAGGCGGTTGTGACTAACAAGTACGTCTTGCAACAGATTGCGGAGCAGTCTTCCAAGATCAGAGGCAACGCTGAGAACAAGGCCGCGCTCGGCGTGAACGAAGGCAATAGCGCGTCTGCAATCGCCACTGACAAGGCAGCATACGAGGCAGCGTAGCATGGCGAAAACACCTCGCGTCAGCAAGGCTAAGATGCCATGCAACAAGCCCCGCCGCGCACCAGCGGGGTCTAAAAAGAAGTCCATCGTCAAAGCCTGCGCTGGTGGCAAAGAGCGGATCGTTCGGTTCGGCGACCCAAACATGACCATCAAGAAGGGCAACGCGAAAAACAAGGCGTCCTACTGCGCTCGCTCGGGCGGCATCAAGGGTAAGGCAAACAAGCTGTCCGCTAACTACTGGTCACGAAGAGCGTGGAATTGCTGATGGCTAAGAAGAAAAAGAAACCCGCGAAGAAAGACGCCTGCTACCACAAGGTCAAAGCTCGTTACACTCGCAACGGCGGAACTTGGCCCAGCGCCTACGCGAGCGGCGCTCTCGTAAGCTGCCGAAAAGTCGGATCTAAAAACTGGGGCAACAAGAGCAAGTCAACATGAGCGACTTACGCAAATGGTTTGCTCAAAACGGTGGCAAGGGCTGGATCGATTGCAAAACGGGCAAGCCTTGCGGACGAAAGAACAGGACGACCAGCAAACGGGGATACCCTGCGTGTCGCCCCACTAAGGCGAAGTGCACCAGCGCGGCAAAAAAGAAGACAAGCTCGAAGCGCATATCTTGGAAGAAGGGAAAGAAGTAATGCCACAGGTCGGAAACAAAAAGTACCCGTACACACAAGCGGGGAAAGCTGCCGCCGCAAAAGCGGCAAAGAAATCTGGCAAGCCTCCTG